CGGCGTGCCAGCGGCAACGTACTGCTGCGGCTCGGTGTCGGGGATTGCAGCCATCGCGCAGGCGGTGCCGGTGAAGTCCAGCAGCGCGGCGCCGGCGGCGGCCATCTGGTTCGCCAGCTCGGTGCGCTTCGTGTTGATGTCGTCGTTCATGGTCTCTCCCCTATTCTTAGAAAAAGCCCTGGAGCTGGTCCATCACGCTGTCCAGGTCGTCGCGGCTGTAGTTGGTCAAAATGTGCTTCAGGATCACGTTCACGGTGGCGTTGTAGAGATCGTCGAACTCGGCCTGATCCATGCTGGCGAAGCTGATCGACTTGGCCGTCAGCCGTGTCTCGCCGCGGAGATTTACGGCCATCTCGTAAAACCCGGCCAGGCACACCACGTCGTTGCGAAACTGGTCGAAGTTTTTGCCGACGACCCGGCCCTTGTACGTGTTGGCGGCCGGCTCCCAGTGGTCGAAGGCCAGGTTCAGCAGCGCGAAGTATTTCCGGTGGAACTTCGGATTGCGCTGCTGCTTCACCGTGGCGCGCACGGCGGCGCCGGTCTTCAGCTTGGCGATGTACTCGGCCGCCTGCGGATCGATCGGGGCCAGCACGCCGCCCGGCATCTTGGTCAGCACGATCTCTTTCACGGCGTCACCTCTTGGCGCACGGTCACGAAGTCCACGCAGATCAGGCGCTCGATGATCTGGCGCGGCGCCAGCTCGAAAGCCTCGACCAGGGCGTCGACAATCTGGACGTCGGTCGGCTCGGCGTGGAAAGCGTCGGCCAGGTCTACCAGCTGGCCGTGTTCGATGTCGAGGATCATGCGGCCTCCGCGAGTGCTGGCGCGCCGGCGCGCAGGATCGCCACGTTGGCCTGTACCAGGCTGTCGAACTTCACCAGCTGCAGCACCATCGCGTCGATGAAGGCGTCATCGCGGTGCACGCGCTTCACGTACAGGTCTTTGCCGACGGCGGCCAGGGCCGGAACGTACATGATGAAGTCGCAGTACTGGCGGCCAGTCAGCCACATGCCTCCTTGCATTTGATGGTCATACTCGGATGTGTCGCCAGTCGCCCACATGGCCATGATCTTCACGCTGTCGATCGGCGCTTTGATCTCAATGAGGCCGTCATCGTCGACCAGGCCGTCGCTGCTGTAGCCGAAAACGTGGTCGCTATCGACGCAGATGCCGGCTTCGGTCACAAGGGCGCCGGTGCGGGCCTCGTACTCGATGCGCGCAGCCCCTTCCATCTGGTGGCCACGCTCGAGCATCCACGCTTTGGCTGGCTCGCCCAATGGCTCGCCGCTGACCCGCTCAAACGCCAGGTCGGCAGCGTAACGGCGCGCGGTATCCGACGGCTGCTCAATACGCTCGCCAGCCAGGGCGCGGCGGATACAGTCGGCAGTTGGGGCGGCCTTATAGCCCGCACCGATTGCGGCCGCCTTGGGGGTGAACCCATCGCGGATCAGACCGACGTAGGTGGCCTGTTGTTCGGTCAGCCCGCCGATGGTGCTTATCGCGTCCGCGAAGCACGACGCAGTGATAAGGCCAGCGCGCGCCGCGTGCCACTCCGGTGTCCCTTGCTGGCATTCGATGAACTTCATGCCTCGGCTCCTGCAGTGCGTTGGTAATCGGCTTCCTCTGGCGACGCGGCCGGCGCCGGCGCTTCCATTTCGACGGTGCGCGCCTCGTCGGCGGCTTTCATGCGGGCGCGGTGGCCGGCGATGGCTTCCTTCAGCTTCGCGTGGTCGGCTGGCTGCTTGGCGAACGTGCCGTTGTTCTCGCGCCAGAACTTCAGAGCTTCGGCGTCGGTGGTGGTGCGCAGCGCGGCGGCGATGACCGGGGCGACATCGACCAGACCTTCGGACCGCGCGTTGATGTCGACCAGCCCTTCCCCGCCGTCGGTGTTCAGGTGGTGGATGGCGGTTTCCAGGCGCTCGGTCTTCGGCCAGTATTTGTAGGCCTGCTTCACGCACGTCTTCTTGATCATTTCGCCGGCGTCGGTCACCCATGGGCACGACTTGATTTTCTTCGCCTGGTAGGACTTCCAGGCCTCCGAACGGTCGCGGATGTCGTACACGTCGCCGATTTGCATGGCATGGGTCAGGTAGTCGCCGTCGGCAGTCTTCACGACCACGTACACGCCGATGATGTCGCCCCGGTCCTTCGAGAACGGGTTGAAGGTGTGGGTCGGCGGCTCGTCGAAGCGGCCACGCGAGAAGCCGTCGTTGGCGCGCACCAGCTCGGCCTGCGCCCACTTGATCGAGCCGGTGGCCATGGCCAGGTCCATCAGGCCCATATAGCTGATGTCGAGGCAGATGGCCTGCTGCTGGCCGACGCGGCGCGGCACCAGGTACGCCTGCTTCTTAGCCGGGTTCAGGCTGATGCCGATGGCGGCGATGTTCTTGACCGCGTTGATCACCGACGCGCGGTTGCTGGTAGCGACGCTCAGGGCGAAGTCGTTGGCGCCCAGGATCTGCACGGCGAAGCCGGCTTCCTGCTCGAACTTGATCGAGCGGTCGGACAACAGCGTCATGAAGTCGTCCTTGATGGCGTTGATCTCGCCGGTAATCAGGGTCAATGCGTTGCTCATGGCAGTCTCAAAATCCTTGCAAATAGGTGCGCACTGCGCGGGTCATTGCCTTGCGCGGGCCGAAGCCGGCGCGCAGGGACAGGCGGTACTGGGTGTAAAGGTGGCGGATCATCACCACCCCCTGATCGCGTCGCGCTGGCGGAGCAGCTTGACCTGGTGGCGGTACTCGCGCGCCTCGGCGCGGGCCAGGGCTTCGCGCGTCACCAGCAGGCGGTAGGCTTCGCTTTCCGAGCCTTTCATGCGCCAGGCGTTGAGGCACAGGGCCAGCGGCTTGAGCAGCTTGCGCACGAAGCGGCGCGGGATGCGGTAGAGGGTCAGGGCGGTCATGGCGGTCCTTAGTAAGCGATGCTGACGGCCGGCACCTTGCCGGACGCGATCAGGGTGATGCACTGTTTGGCGCATTCTTCGGTCAGGCCGCCGGCAACCAGCGCGGCCAGCGCGGCACGGTTCACGCGCCCCTTATGTGCCTTGTTCGCTTCGCGGCGCGCCAGCTCGGCAGCGGCAGCGGTCTGCTCGGCGGCCACGCGCTCCTGCTCGCGGCGCACGGCTTCGGCGGCCTGGCGTTCAGCGGCGGCAGCAGCTTCCTTGGCTTGGCGCTCGGCGCGATCCTTGGCTTCCTGCTCCTGGCGCTCGGCGCGGGCGGCGGCGTCGATGCGTTCCTGCTCGGCGCGCTGCTCGGCTTCGACGCGGCGGCGCTCGGCGGTCTCGGCGGCCAGCTTCAGTTCCAGTTCGCGGCGGGCGGCGGCTTCGCGCTCGGCGGCGGCGCGGGCTTCGGCCTCTTCGGCGGCGCGAGCAGCTTCAGCGCGGGCACGTTCTTCAGCGGCGCGAACGATTGCGGCCTCGCGCTCCAGGCGCTCACGCTCGGCGGCTTCGGCGCGCAGGCGGGCCAGCTCAGCCTCGCGCAGCTCGAACTCCACCCGCTCGGCCAGTCGACGGCGCAGCGCCTGCAGAACTTCGTCCTTCGCTTCCAGCGCCTGGGGCTTGAACTCTTCCCAGTCCGTGCCGATCACCAGCGGCTCCAGGTCGGCGACTGCCTTGGACAGGTCGACCGAATCCACCGCGGCTGCGCCGGTGTTGCGCAGGTTTGCCAGGCGCTCGGCCAGGTCGGCGACGCGCTGTTTTTCGCGCTGCTCGATAGCTTCCAGCGCTTCCTGGTGCACGCCGATCATCGCTTCGATGCGAGCGTTGATCTCGGCCGCTTCGGCGTCGATGGCGCGGCCGATGCGCAGCGATTCGGCCTTGGCTTCCTTGCGGGTGCGTTCCAACGCGCCCTTGGTCTGGCGCAGAGCGTGCACGTGGCTGCGCGCCTCCTTGTTCCCCTTCGGCGATTCGTAGTCGAACACCAGCGTGGCGTTCTTCTGCTCCAGCTCGACCAGCTGCGCGTAGAACGGCCGGTATTCGGCGACCGCGCTCACTTCCTTTTCCAGCACATCCATGGTTTCTCCTGTTGTGTTATTCGTGGACTACAGCAGAGCACCCCGGTTTCCCCCGAAACACTGGTTGAATGAATGTCCAGTTGGGGCGCTCTGCTGTAGTGCCTGTCTGTTCCAGGCCGTCAGGGCATTCGAGATCCCGCTCCCTCAATTTCCTGACCCGAGATTCAGGGCAAGCCGCGCGTTGTGCTGCCGGGCGCGGCGCTCGGCGTTCGGTCAGGCTGCTTGTCGGTGCCAGATGGCGCGCTCTACCCTGCCCTCGCGCTCCGATGCGCGGCGCAGTTCGGCGGCGCTCGGCAGCTTCGCGTTGCACCACTTCGTCAGGTCGTCGAACAGCTGGAGGTGGATCACTGGGTGCAGGCTGATGTTCGTGCCAGTCAGCGCGACGTCGAGAACCGTGTAGCCGTCTTCTTCGGTGTTCGTGCCGTAGAGGTCGAACATGCGGCCCTCAATCAGGTAGCTGGTCAGCAGCTGCAGGTCCGGCGCAACGCGGGGCTGTTGGTGGATGGGGATGCGGTTCATGGCGCGCTCCGATCAGGCAATCGCCAGTTCGCGGACCAGCTCAGCATGGCGCGCCGAGGCGGCAGCTTTGGCGACGGCAGCGGTGGCCAGGCGCTCAGCGTGCTGCTTGCCGGCCTCGACCATCACGCGCGCTTCGGCGGCGGTGATCTTGGCAAGGCCCTTGTGCGGCACGAACGAGTAGAACTGCTCCTTGCGCGACAGCACGTAGGCATCCGGGGCGTAATCGCCTGGGGTTGCCACTGCTGCGACCACTTCCAGGCCGGCCACGAAGCCAACCTTGACGATCTGCCCTACCGTCCACTGCTGTTTGCTGTTGCTGATCATTTCGCTCTCCAGTTCGCTCAGGTGCTGAGCTCGTTTCGTTGGAGATACTATATCAATTGATAAAGTAGAGGTCAAGCGTTTGATAAAGAAATTTATCAAAAACGCGGAGCGTGGAAGGCAGGGACGAAAAAAAGCCCGCGCGCGGCGGGCTGTATGGAGTGGTTTGGCGTCAGCTTGGGGTTGAGCTGGCGGCCGCGCTCAGGCCGAAAAAGAATCCAAGGTAGTAAAAGAACCCGGTATTTGGCCGACCGATGATTTCGATCCCTTGAAGGAAGCTAACCCCGAATAGCGAGAGAAGCCAAGACAGGAGATTTACGCAGACGGTGAGCGGGAAAATCAGGCCATGCCAGAAGCCAGAGAAAAAGCCGTAAGGATCATCGTATGGCACATCGACGTAATGGCGGGCGCAGCCCGACAGCGCCAGGAGCAACGCAAGCAATACGCATGCGCGACCTGGCGGCAGCTTCAATTACACACCACCGTGTTTTGCACATAGACGCCGGTGAGCGTGCACACGACCGGCCGATTCGCCGCACGCTGGCGGTCCTGCTCGGCCGATACGGCGGCCATCAGCAGGCCGAAAGTAGCGACCTGGTTTGCGAGCTGTCGGCGAGCTTGCGCCTCCAGGCGAGCGTCGGCGTCGATGATCGACTGCCGGAACAGGCCGGCGGCCTGCTGGTACGCAGCCAAAGCAACCGGCGTCGCCACGATGCCCTGGTCGCGGGCGGCAGTCAGTCGCGTCAGGTAGTCGGCAAAGTCTCCCACGAGGGCCGCGTGGGGATAGCTAGTCATCCTGGCCACGGACTTGATCTGGTTCGAGTAGCACCAAGCCGCGTTGGAGAACGGCGAGCGCCCGGTGCGCGGGTCGACTGTGACCCGGGCCTCAAACGGCAGTTGTAGCACTGGGTCGAGACACATGTGCGTGACCTGCGTTTCCTGAGCAATGAACGCCCTGGTCGCATCACGCGGCGATGCGCACCCAGCAGCCAATACGCAGGCCAGCACAGCAGAAATTATCTTCCTCATCGCCTCTCCCTAGAACGGCAATTCCGGCTCAGCCAGCACCGGCACTTCTTCCCACTCGATGTTCTCGCCGGCCAGCAACGCGAACAGGTACGGCGCCTCGTCGAACTGCGCATAGGCCCGCAGGCCATTCACCGCCGCCGGGTCGCGCGCCACCAGCATCACGCCCATGCGGAACTGCGCCTGCAACTGGACCAGCAAAGGCTCCGCGAACTCGGCCGCGAGGCGCGATTTCTCGACCAACACCACAGCCATGCGCACGCCGCGCAGGCCCACCACCGCGTAATGCATTAGAAACGCTCACCTTCCCGGCGCACCACGCGCCCGATGATGAGGCAGTCGTCACCCTGGCAAATCTTCCGGCCATACTTGTGCTGATTCGGATTGTCGGACTTCAGCCACCACTGGCCGGCGTCGCGCTCCATGCGCTTGACCACTGGCGCGCCTTCGTAGTTCACAGCGAACACGCCGCCGTCGGTTGGCTCCTTGTCCGCCACGTTGATGATCACCAGGTCGCCTTCATAGAACGTGCTCTCCATGCTCTCGCCGCGCACGCGGATCGCCAGGAGCTTCGAACGGTCGAACCCACGGCGTCGCACCCAGTCGGCGGGAACCATCGTCGTGGTTCCGTCATATGGCTCCGGCTCGACGTCGAACCCACTGATGCCAGCGGACAGGCGCAGGCTGACTTTCGGAATCTGGATCAGCGCAGGATCGGAGTCCTCGACCGGCTCTACCTTGAGGAATGGGCTGGCGGCCGGCGCCTCACCTGAATCGAACACGCCCTGGTCGAAATACAACGGCGGCAGATTCGCCAGAATCTCCAGCTTCCTGGCGGTCTTTTCTGTGAAGGCAGTGCCGTCGCGGAAGGTCTTCGACAGCAGCTGCGCGAGCCTGGACTCGCTGAGGTTGGTTTTGTCGCAAAAGCGCACCCGCTCGCCACCGTAGTCGGAGTCGATCAGGGCGAGCAGACGCTGTTGGCGGTGCTGATACATGTTCATCCGGAAATTATCCCGCACTTTTAGCATCTGATAAATTATCATTTGATTGACTTTGACTTTATCGTTTGATACAGTTGAAGCCATGAAGCTCATCGACTACCTGAACGCAATCCCGGTGGAAGCCCGGGAATCCTTCGCGGCCCGCTGCGGCACGTCGTTCGATTACCTGCGCCAGGTCGGCTACGGGAATCGGGCCTGTTCCGAGAAGCTGGCCATCAATCTGGAGCGCGAAAGCGGCCGGATGCTGACCTGCGAAGAACTGTGCCCGGCGACCGACTGGGCCTTCATCCGTTCGACAGCTCACCCCGGCAAGCGCCGCGCGGTGTCCCCGCCCTGATCCGGCGGCTTTTCGTTTGCCCGAAAAGTTGCTTGTAGTCCATTTATTAGCAGCACCCGAAATCCTGATTCACGAACTAAAAGGAAAAACCATGAAAACCCCACGCGACATCGTAGTGAAGACCCTGCTCAACGCTGATGAGTTCGTGCAGTTCAGCGCCGAGTGCCAGGCAGAGGACATCCCGCAGAGCAAGAAGCTGCGAGACCTCATGAAGGGCTGGCTTGCTGAACGCAATGGTAGCCGCCGACCTCAGCAGGGGGAACGTCCCGGCGCTGGCCAGAACATGGCCATGTTGCTGCCGGGCCGCGCGAACTACGGCGCACGCTCGCACCTTCGTATGCGTCTTTGATGCAGGAGGCGCATGGGAAATCGACCAAGTCATGCAGTCAAACTGAGGCACGAAAATATGAACGACCAAATCCGACCCGCAACGCCCGACGAGAAGATCGCATACCACGCGAAACACATCTGGCGCCCAGCGGACAAAGCGGCCATTGCCGACAAAAGCAACCCCGAGAAACAACGTGCGGAATACTGGGCCCGGCAGCAGCTTCGCAAGGTTTGCGACGAAGCGGGCCAGCCATGACGACCAACATCCTCTCCCCCAAATGGGAAGGCGAAACCGCCGCGCCCATCGACCCCGACACCATCCGCATCAAGGCCGTCCAGGCGCCGAACTTTGGCAACTGGGACGGCTGCCTGTTCATCGGCCAGCGCGCCGACGTCTGCAACCGCGCCAACGCCATTGCCATGGCCGCCGGCGATCCTGACTGCGACCAAGTGCTGCCCGGCCGCCGCACCGTCATCTACGTGCTCGACAAGTCCGATCCGCGCCAGATGCCGCTGATCGAGAAGGGGCATTAACGTGGCACGCGCACGCAACATCAAACCTGGCTTCTTCACCAACGAGGAGCTGGTCGAACTCCCCTTCTCCACCCGCCTGCTGTTCATCGGCCTGTGGACCCTGGCTGACCGCGAGGGCCGCATGGAAGACAAGCCGAAGCGCATCAAGATGAACCTTTTCCCGGCCGACAGCGTAGACGTCGATGCCGCCCTGTCCGAACTCCAGGCATCCGGCTTCCTCACACGTTATGAGGTTGATGGCGAACGCTTTATCCAGGTGCTCGCATTCAGGAAGCACCAGAATCCGCACAGGGACGAGAAGGCTAGTCTGATACCGCCAGTAGGCGGGCACAGTGCAAGCACTGTGCAAGCACCATGCGAACACGGTGCTAATCCGGCTGATTCTCTGATTCCTGATTCTCCGATTCCTGATACCTCGACGGGTTACAGCGCAGCTACTCAACCGGAGTTGCGCGAGGACGAGCAAAACGCGCGCCCTGCCCCTGCCCCGGCAACGCTGCTGAGCATCGAGTTCAACGCCGCCGGCATCCGCACGCAGCCCGCCGACCCTCGCCTGCTCACCCTTGCCGAACAGGGCATTACGCCGCAGACCGTGGCCGCTGCCTGCGCTGAAGCTCGGGCCGCAAAGCCGAGCGAAAGCATCGGCCTGGGCTACGTGCTGGCCATCCTGCAACGCTGGGCTGCCGACGCAGCCAAGGTCCAGGCCGGCGGCGCCGCACAGCCGCGCGCCTCGCCGGGCTACCAGACCGCCAACGACAAAGCGAAAGCCTGGGCCGACAGCCTCACCGGAAAGAACCGAAGCCATGAACCTGACCACCGCACCATCATCGACCTCAACGACGCCCCTGCCCGCAAGCTGGGTTGAGAAGCTGCTGCACAAGATGCTGCTCAGCTACGGCAAGAAGTTCACCGACCAATGGGGCGCCACCAGCACCGACGAGCTGATCGAACACTGGGGCCAGGAGCTGGCCGGCTACCAGCCGCTGGAGATCGCGCGCGGCCTGAAGGCGCTGGAAACGCGCGACTGGCCGCCGACTCTGCCCGAGTTCAAGAAGCTGTGCCGCGCACCGCTCGACCCGATGAAGGCGTACTACGAGGCCGTGGCCGGCGTCCAGGCGCGCGCCGCCGGCGAATATGGCAAGTGGTCGCACCCCGCGATCTACTGGGCCGCCATGCCGCTGTCGTTCGACCTGGGCAGCCAGACGTTCAGCCAGATCAAGCCGCGCTGGGAGGCGGCGCTGAACGAGCAGCTCGACAAGGGCGAATGGCCGGAAATTCCGCAGCCGATGGTTGCGCTGCCGGCGCCAGGCAAGACGCAGCTGAGCCGAGAGGAGGCGGCCAAACGGCTGCGCCAGCTCGGCGCGGCTACGGTCGTCAACGATGGCGCCGGCCGCGATGCCAAACGCTGGGCGAAAGCGATCCTTGAGCGCGCCGCGCGCGGCGACAAGACCCTGCTGCCGATCCAGATCAAGTTTGCGCAAGAGGCCATGGCATGAAAAACGAAGCCCGCCAGCCCTGCGCCCTGCGCGCCCGATTCACGACCAAGGGCCACGAGCAGCAGGCCGCCGCCGGCCTCGGCTTCTGCACCGGCTACGAGGTCTACGTCCGCGCCGACAACCCGCCGACCGTGCTGTTCAAGCCGGCGCCGGCTGGGCAGATCGGCGAGAGGAAGGCGTATCTGGCGCAGCACACGAAGGCAACGCGATCAACGCCGAAGCGGCGCGCGTCTTCGTCGAAGCCGTGATGGAGGCCGCATGATCCGCTCCCCCATCGCCCGCACCGGCACCTTGAAGCCCGCGCGCACCCGCAAGTGCGCGGTCAAGGGCTGCGCCAACCGCTTCCAGCCGCGCAGCATGATGCACAAAGCCTGCAGCCCTGAATGCGCAATCGTCCACACGGCCAAGGAGCGCAAGCGCCTGGACGCCAAGCAGACCCGCGAGCGGCGCCAGGCCGTGAAGACGCGCGGCGACCACATCGCCGACACGCAGGTGGCGTTCAACGCCCTCGTGCGCTACCGCGACCGGGATCAGGTGTGCATCAGCTGCCCCACGGTCCTGGCCACGCTCGCCGACCAGCCCGGCGGCGGCTACGACTGCGGCCACTACCGCAGCCGGGGCAGCGCGCCGCACCTGCGCTTTGACCTGCGCAACGCCCATGGCCAGTGCAAGAAGTGCAACCGCTACCGCGCCGGCAACGCAGCCGACTACCGCATCGGCCTGATCGCGCGCATCGGCCTGGCCGCCGTCGAGGCCCTGGAAGCCGACCAGGCGCCGCGCCACTACACCATCGACGACCTGAAGGCCATGAAAGCCGAGTACGCCGACAAGCTCAAGAAACTGAAGAAAGGACAGCCATGACGAAGCACACCGCCCCCGAAGTGGCCGCCGCCCTGCGCGCCAACCTGCTCGATGCGCTGAAGGACAAGCCGCGCGCCACCCTTACTTTGGCCGTGCAGCTGGGCGTCGAACGCCAGATCGCGTACCGCGCGCTGGTAGGCCTGGAGCAGGCCGGCCAGGTGAAGAGCTTCGCGGACAGGCGCCGGACCTCCGATGGCCCCTCGCGGGTGTGGGCGCTTCCCGGCGTGAAGCCTGAAGCCGAGGCCGCACCGCGCCGCGATCCGCTGGTGGCCGCACTGTTTGGAAATTCGAAGGAGAATGCATGAACCAGCCAGCACAAGAACCAGGCTCCGCGCCAGAAGCAGATACCCCGTTCAACACCGTAATGAAAACTTGGGCGCGCTGGATGACCTTGGTCGATGATCCCCGGCGCTCCGCTGGGCTGTCGCACCCTCAAGACGTGAAAGAATTCATGGCTTGCGGCGAGGCGATCGACGTCATGGTGACCGAGCTTCCCATGCACCAGCGATGGGCGATCCGCAAAGCTTACGGGCTGACGACCGCATGGCGGTTCCCCGAAGTCTCGTTCGTCGATGCTATGCTCGCGGCTGAGGCGATTCTGACCTACAAAATGTTGAAAAATGTTGCCACTAGACGATATTTCCATTAGGATATTCGTGCTAGCAGTCAATATTGCGACTGCGGAATACCAACCAGATCGCTCACTTGGCAGATAGCCCTGGAGCACACGAAGCCCGCGCCGAAAGGTAGCGGGCTTTTTGCATTCCGCACACGAAAGCCAGGCCGCACGCCGAGGCTTCCGTGTGGTGAACGCACGACCAACCAACCGCGCCCGAGTGGCGCACATGCGTTGCGTCTCACCACTACCTGTCTCCTCTGATCGCCTGGACAGCGATCACTTCGCCCGGCTTGCGCAAATCGCAGCCGGGCTTTTTTTATTCCCGAGCCACCATGAGCGACACCAAAGCCAAGAAGACCCGCAAGACTGCGGCGCCGGCTGAGGCCAAGGCGCCAGGGCGGCCGAGTTCGTTCACGCAGGAAGTGGCGGACGAGATTTGCCGCCGCCTCGCACAGGGCGAACCACTCGCGCAGATTTGCCGAGACGACAACATGCCTGCCGTGCGCACCGTGAGCGACTGGAAAAAAGCCAGCGAGGCCTTTTCCGCCGACTTCGTGCGTGCGCGCGAGGAAGGCTTTGACCAGATCGCGGCCGACTGCCTGGACATCGCCGACGAGACCAGCAACGACACGGTCTACGGCGAGAGCGGTGCGCGCGCCAACAGCGAATGGATCAGCCGATCCAAGCTGCGCATCGAGACGCGCCTGAAGCTGCTGGCCAAGTGGGACCCGAAGCGCTACGGCGACAAGATTACCCAAGAGCACGCCAACCCGGACGGCACTGGCTTGTTCACCGGCATTACCGTCAGATTCGTGAAGCCCGATGGAAACCGATGACTTCGCCGACTTCCCCGAAAAGCTCTCCTTCCTGTTCGAGCCGGCGCCGTACAAGGTCGCGCACGGTGGGCGCGGTTCCGGCAAGAGTTGGGGCTTTGCCCGCGCGCTGCTGATCCTGGGTGCTCAGCGACCCCTGCGCATCCTGTGCGCGCGTGAGGTGCAGAAATCCATCGAGGATTCGGTGCACACGCTGCTGAAGGACCAGATCGCCGAGCTTGGCCTGTCCGAGTTCTACGAGGTGCTGGCCTACGAGATCAGGGGCAAGAACGGCACGACGTTCGCCTATTCGGGCCTGGCGCAGCACACCGTGACCACGATCAAGTCATTTGAGGGCGTGGACATTTGCTGGGTCGAGGAAGCGCAGGCCGTCAGCAAGAAGTCCTGGGACGTGCTGCGTCCGACCATTCGCAAGCCCGGCTCGGAAATCTGGATCACGTTCAACCCTGAGCTGGAGACCGACGTCACCTACCAGATGTTCGTCGTGGACCCACCCACAGGCACCGTGGTCGAGCAGGTGAACTTCAGCGACAACCCGTGGTTCACCGACAAGCTCGAGCAGGAGCGTCTGGACTGCCTGCGCACCCAGCCGAAGGACTACGACAACATCTGGGGCGGCGTCTGCAAGCCGGCGGTGGCCGGGGCGATCTACTACGACGAAATGACCGCTGTGGAGACGCAAAAGCGCATCTGCAACGTGCCATACGACCCGATGCTGAAGGTCCACGTGGTGTTCGACCTGGGCTGGAACGACGCCATGGCCATTAGCTTGGTGCAGAAGCACGCGTCGGAGCTGCGCGTCATCGAGTACATCGAGGACAACCGCCGCACGCTCGACAGCTACAGCGCCGACCTGAAGATGAAGGGCTACAACTGGGGCAACGTCTACCTGCCCCACGATGGCGAGCACAAGAACATCCAGACCGGCAAGAGCGCCAAGGAAATCATGGAAGCGCTCGGCTGGACGGTGCGCATCACGCCGAACATGCCCGTCGAGGACGGCATCCGCGTCACCCGCATGGCGTTCGGCCGCATTTACTTCGACAAGGAGCGGACAGCCCGCCTGGTGCAATGCGCCAAGCGCTACCGCCGCTCGATCAACAAGCAGACGAACGAGCCTGGCGCGCCGCTGCACGACGAGTGGAGCCACGGCGCCGACAACCTGCGCTACGTGGCCATCAACGCCGACGACATGCGCAACGAGGAATGGGGCGGCAGCCTCAACTATCAATCACTGGGAATCGTATGACCAAAATGACCGACGACGAGCTGCGCAGCGCGGTCGACCACGAGGTGAGCGAAAGCGCCGCCTGGACTGGCTCGGCGCTCGCTGCTGAGCGCGAGCGCAACCTCGCCTACTACCACGGCCAGCCGATGGGCAACGAGGTGCCGGGCCGCTCGCAAGTCGTGAGCTGGGACGTGTTCGAAGTGGTCGAGAGCGCCCTACCCGACCTGTTGGAGCCGTTCTTTGCTGGCGACGACATCTGCGAGTTCGAACCGGCTGAACCGGGCGACGAGGAATACGCCGAGCAAGTGACCGATGTGGTCAACCACCTCATCAAGAAGAAGAACGACGGCTTCCTGGTGTTCAACACGTGGATCAAAGACGGCTTCCTATCGAAGATCGGCATCGTGCGCTCGTGGTGGGATGCGACCAGCAAGACCAAGAAGGCCAGCTACACCGGCCTGACCGAGCAGCAGCTGGTGAAGTTCGTGCAAGACCCGCGCGTCACGATCCTGAGCCACGACGCGAAGCCGGACCCGGATCAGGCCGAGGTGAGCAACGCGCTGGCCGAGCCGCCGCAGATGCTGCACGACATCGACGTGGTGATCGACAGCGGCCCGCGCGGCATTCGCATCGAGAACATCGAGCCGTCGTCGTTCATCCTCTCGCGCCACGCGAAGAAGATGGAAGACGTTACCGCCATCGGCGAGCTGCGCCAGTACACGCGCTCCGACCTTGTGGCAATGGACTTCGATCGAGCGCGCGTGGAAGCGCTGTCGGACTACCAAGCCGCACACGCCGACTTCGCTATCGATTCCGACAAGCCACTGCCGGGCGACGTCGGCGAAGGCGCAAACCAGCAGCTGACCCTGTTCTTCGGCTTCGTCAAGGTCGACTTCGACGGCGACGGCATCGCCGAGTGGCGCCGCGTGTTCATGGCCGGCAACGACATTCTCGAAAACGAGGAAGTCGAGGACCATGAGTACAGCATCTGGTCGCCGATCCTGCTGCCGCACCGCATTATCGGCATGGCCCTGGCCGATCCTGTCATTGCCATTCAGGACACGAAGACCAGCCTGCAGCGTCAGTACCTCGATTCGCTGTACCTGGCGAACAACCCGACCACGTACGCGGTCGACGGCCAGGTGAACCTCGACGACCTGCTGAGCACGCGTATCGGCAAGATCGTGCGCGTTAAGAATCAGCTGGCTGCCGGCCCGATGCAGACGTCCTTGGTGGCGAACGAATCGCTCCAGGGCATCGAGCTGATGAACACGGTCCGCGAGGAGCGCATCGGGATCAGCCGCCTGAACCAAGGCCTCGACGCCGACAGCCTTAACAAGACCGCCACCGGCGCGCAGATCGCCAACACCCGTGACCAGAAGCGCGCGCTGATGATGCTGCGCGTGTTCGCCGAGACCGGCTGTAAGGACCTGTGCCGCCGCCTGCTGCGCCTGACCTGCGAATACCAGGACAAGCCGGCCACGATCCGCCTGCGCAATAAGTGGGTGGACTACGACCCGCGCGGCTGGAATGCCGAGATGGACGTGAACATCAATGTCGGCCTGGGCACCGGCGACAAGTCGAAGACGATCCAGTTCCTCGGGATGATGGGCGCGTACTTCCAGCAGGCCGCGACCGTTGGCGTCACCACGCCGGAGAACGTCTACAACCTGGGCAAGATGCTGCTCAAGGCCGGGAACATTCAGGGCGGCGAGACCAAGCTGCTGACCGATCCGGCCACGAACCCGCCGCAGCCCCCGCAGGAGACGCCCGAACAGGTGCTGGCCAAGATGGAACTGGAGCTGGAGGACAAACGCCAGCAGGGCAAGGCACGCGACGCCGAGTACAAGCGCGAGACCGACCTGGCCGAGCTCGAGGCGAGCACGAAGCTGAAGCTGATCGACCTGCAGCTTAAGGAAAAGGAAGTCCGGATCAAGGAAATCGAACTGGGCCTCAAGAACACCGAGCTGCAAATGCGCATGGCCGAGGCTGGTACCACGCAGGTGGACGGCAGCATGCCGAACGCGATGCAGCTGATCGTCGACCTGCACCGCAAGCTGGAAGAACTGGCTTCGGCCGAAACGCACATCGTGCGCGGCCCGGACGGCAAGGCATCGCATACCGTCAAGGTGCTGCCGCAACAACAATACGAAGGATAAACCATGGCCGCTGGCCCATTCATCATCCCCGACAAGGCAGTGCTGAACATCACGCTCGGCCTGCTGAACTCGGCGAACACGTTCAAGCTGTCGTACCACACCAGCGCCTGGGTACCGAACCCGGCCACACTGGAAGTGTTCGCCGACGTGAGCAACGAGATCGCCGCGGCTGGCGGCTACACCTCGGGCGGCATCACCCTGGCCAACGACGCGCTGACGATCTCGGGCAGCACGGTGAAGTTCACTGGCGACGCGGCCGAGCTGACCGCTGCCGGCGGCTCGATTCCAGCCTGGCGCTACGGTGTGGTGCGCGCGGTCGGCACCATCAACGGCAAGGTCGACCCGATTGTCGGCTACTTCCTGGGCGACTCGACCGGCATCGACGTGCCGGCCACCACGGTCGGCAACAAGCTGACCTTCACCCCGAACGCCGCAGGCATCTGCACCATCAGCAAGGCAGCGTAATCATGGCCAAGAAGACGTACCGCTGTCCGGTCATCGGCACCGGAACCAGCGGTGACGAATTCCGGCCGAGCGTTTCGAAATACCCGTGCGCCTACTGGGTCGTGCCCAGCCACTTCGCCCCCGGCAGCGCAAAGGTCGTCGTCGAAGTGGAGGCGACCGCGTTGCAGCACACCGTGATTGCCCTGGATACGCTGATTGAGGTGCTGCTTTGAGCCAGTTCCTGAACGACCAATTTACCGGGGCAAACGGCCAGACCCTGGAGGCGTACAACGCCGGATGGGTGAAGATCAGCGGTCTGAGCGGACCCGGCACGCTGTCGAACGGGCGCGTTCAGCAGGCAGGCGGCACGGTCGGCTATCGGCGCAGCGATGCGGTGCCGCCGAATGCCGATTACTCGGTCTCGGCGGACATCTACGTCGTCACCGGGACTGCCGGCGCCGCTGCTGGCGTCTGTGGTCGCGTCTCGGGTGCCGAGCAGACGCTGTACCACGCCCGCTACCTGTCCGGTACCGGCATCCAGCTGCTGCGCTACGTGCTCAACGGCTCGGCGACGACGCTGGGCACCTACGCTTTCTCACCCGCCGTGGGCGACGTCCTCAACATCAAGTTGGAGATGATCGGCACGGCGCTGAAGGTGTACTTGAACAATGACCCTACGCCGGTCATTTCGGTCACGAACACCACGATCACGGCGGCGGGCAGCCCGGGCCTGCGGCTTGGCAGCGCCGCCACCGGCATCCTGCAGATCGACAACCTGGTGGCCGACGACCTCCTGGCCAGCGGCAGCACGACGACCGTGACGCCCGACCCCGCCGCGCTGGTGGTGACCGGCTACGCGCCGAGCATCGCGCAGACGGCAAATCAGGACGTCTCGCCCGCGCCGGCCGCACTGGTTGTCACCGGCTACGCGCCGACCGTGGCGCAAACCAGCAGCAGCGCAATCAGCCCGGCGCCGGCGGCGCTTGTGGTGCAGGGCTATGCCCCGACGATCAGCCAGACGCAGCGCCTGACGGTCTCGCCGGCGCCTGCTGGCCTGGTGGTGCAAGGCTGGGCGCCCACGATCACGCAGACCGGCAAGCAGCCGGATCCGGAAATCGGGCCTGCACCTGGTGGCGGCGGCGGTGGCGGCAGCGTGCGCGAGGTGCGCGCGTTCGCCGACGAGCTGGACCGGGCGCACAAGCCCACGAAAGCCGAGAAACGGCGCCGGCGCCAGGCCATCGAGACCGCCGTGCTGGAACTGCTGCCCGACGTGCCGGCCGCCGAGCGCGCCGCGCCGGTGATTGCGCAGCTGGTGGCGCGCGAGCTGCCGCCGGCAACCTGGGCGCCGATCTACGGCCCGCGCCCGGTCGTGCTGCCGCCTGCTGTCGTCGACGATGTGCACGCCCGCGTGGCTGCATGGCTGGCCGAGCAGGCGCACCAGGCGCTGCTGGCCAAGCTGGAAGACGATTTCGAAGTTGAACTTTTACTGCTGGGATGACATGGACTTACTTGCAATTTACGGCGCCGCCTACGACGCCGCGTTCCAGAGCCGCTGCAAGGTGGCGATGTGGCTGGCGGCGCAGGACATCGCGGCCGAGCCTAAAGACACGCAGGACCACGCTACCCGCGTCGAGTGGGCAAAGCGCGTGCTGCAGGACATGGTAACGATCAAACCGCACGTGCTGGCCATGCAGGTGCTGCGCAATCCGCAGATCGCGGCGGCCGGTGCAGGCGCGCCCGACGCGGACATCCAGTTCCAGGTGAACGCGGCAATCGATTCCATCATCGCCATAGGCTGAACATGACCCCTGAAGAACAAATCGCACGCGGCGAGCACGCCAAGCGCCTGCTGGACGACCCACTGCTGAAGGAGGCGCTGGCCGAGATCAAGCAGGCCGTCGTCGAGCAATGGGCCGCGCTGAGCGTGCAGAACAAGGAGCAGGCCGAGGAACTGAAGCGCCTCTTGTGGGCCGCAAAGCAGTTCGAAGCCAGCTTCGTCGCCCACGTCGGCGGCGCAACCATCGCCCGCAGCGAACTGCTGCTGGACACCAACATGCAAATCAAGGCGGAAGCCGTCACACGGAGGATCAATGGCTAAGAAAGCACCAGGCGCACCGGCACCCGAGCCGGTCGTGCAACCCGAGCAGGAACAGGCACAGGCACCCGAGCCAGCCGTGCCTGATGCTGCCGATCCGCCAGTGGCGCCGCCCGAGCCTGAGCCAGCGCAGCGGCCCGCCGCCGTCGAGCCGCTGGCCGTCTACGCCGCCCGCATCGAGGAAGCCGCACAGCCGCTGCCGGTCTGCCAGATCACGCACCCGGAAGCCAAGGACGGCGCCATCCACGTCGGCAAGTACGCCGGCATCCGACTGGTGCACGGCGACACGCCGGCCGCCCTGCTGTCGGACGGCACCACCATCTAATCCCCGGGCTGGCAGCTTGCCCCTGAAAGCTGCCCGTCGAGTTAGGAACAATCAGAAGGCCACCCGCGAGGTGGCCTTTTTCATTTCTGAACTCACACCTCACGGAGCACAAACCCCATGGACGAAGACCAACCCCTGAACACCGACAGTTTCGCGGAAATGCTGGGCGGCGACGGCGACAACGAGCAAACCGAGCAATCGGACTCGCAAAGCGCCGAAACCGATCAGGAAGCCAGCGAAGGAACCGACCAACAAGACGGCAGCACTGAAGGCGAAGACGCGCAGGACGGCGGCGACGACGACGGCGAGGCCGGGGATGAAGGTCAGGACGAACAACCTGCAAAGGACTCGACCGAAGCGTTCCTCGAGCTGGAAATCAATGGCGAAAAGGTCGCGCTCACCAAGGACGAGGCGAAGAACGGCTACCTGCGTCAGCAAGACTACACGCAGAAGGCCCAGCGCCTGGCTCAGGAGCGTCAGGAATGGAATGCCCACGTCGCCCAGCAGGCCGCCGAGGTGCAGCAGTACGCCCAGGAGATCGGGCAGCTGCAAGGCATTGACGCCGCGCTGAAGCAATACGGGCAAATCGACTGGGAGCAGCTGCGCGCGGAAGACCCCGTGTCGTATGCCGCGCACATGGCCGACTTCCAGGAGCTGCGCATTCGCCGCGGCGACGTCGAGCGCGGCATCGGCCAGAAGCTGCAATCGTTGACCGCCCAGCAGCAGCAGGCCCAGGCGCAGGCGCGCGCCCAGCAGGCGCAGGAAGCCCAGGCGCACATGACGGCATTGGTTCCCGGCTTCGGCAAGGAACACATCGGCGAAATGAAGGCGCTGGGCCAGAAGGCGGGCTTTACCGACGCCGAACTGGCCCAGGTGACCGACAAGCGCATGTTGGAAGTGCTCTACAAGGCCGCGCAGTTCGACAAGCAGCAAAACACCAAGCAGCAGGCCATCAAGAAGGTCTCGGCTCTGCCTACCAAGGCAGCCAAGGCCGCGCCGGCCGCCAAACCAGCAGCTCAGCTGCACATCGAAAAACAAACCCGCCGTCTCGAGCAAACCGGTAGCGCGAAAGATTTCGCCGCCCTGCTCGGCATGGTCCCACGCAAATAAGGAATCATCATGGGTCAAGCAGTCAACACTTACGCAACCTTCAACAGCACCGTCAACCGCGAACAGCTGATGGACAAAATCTGGAACGTGTCGGTCGATGAGACCCCGTTCGTGAAGCTGATCGGCAAGGGCAAGGCCAACGGCGTCTTCGAAGAATGGAGCACCGACGAATACCGCGCGGCCAAGGCAAACAAGGTCGAGCAGGGCAACCAGTCGAGCCGCACCCCGCGCACCCCGCCGCAGCGCCTGGGCAACCGCACGCAGATCGTCGAAGACGTGTTCGGCGTGACCGGCACCCAGGAAGTGGTCGAGAAGGCCGGCGGCAAGTCGGAATACAACCGCCAGTTGGCCAAGACCATGGTCGAGCTGAAGAAGGACATCGAATTCGCGCTGCTGCAAAACACGACCGCTATCCCGGCATCGGCCGGTGTCGCTGGCCAGGCACGCGGTCTGTTCGGCTTCATGTCGAAGAACGTCTCCCTCGGCGCCGGCGGCGTCGCGGCGAATCCTGTGACGAACACCGCAGCCGTCGACGGCACCAAGCGCGCCTTCACCGAAACGCTGATGAAGAACGTGCTGCAGCAGATGTTCGACAATGGCTCGAACATGAGCAACCTGTACGGCCTGTTCCCGTCGTTCCAGCGCATGGCGTTCGACAACTTCCTGGCCGGTACCACCCGCTTCGACAAGGCCGAAGACAAGACCCTGACCGCGACGCTGGAAATCTACATCGGCCCGTTTGGCCGCGTGAAGACCGTCAACGCCCGCCACATGCGTCAGCGTGAAACGGCGTTCATCGATCCGGAATTCCTGGAACTGGCAATGCTCCGTGGCATGAAGGACAAGCCGCTGGGCGTGACCGGCGACACCGAAGACGTTCTGGTCAACGGCGAGTTCACCTTCAAGGACTACAACCCGAACTCGCACGGCGCCGTCCTCGACCTGATCGACGCGTAACAGCGGCACAGCTGCATCTTCTGCAAGGCGCTCTTCGGAGCGCCTTTTTCTTTTTCTCGGACATCCCATGCAAACGATTCTCGATACCACCGCTCACGGCCGCCTGACGATGCACGAGCACGGCGACGGCAGCGGCATTATCGTTCAGTCCACCGACGTCTCGGGCGCGCTGCGCCGGAATGAGCGCATGCGTAGCGCTGGCCTGACGAAGACCGCCGATGGCGACCATTACGTCGCATCAATCCCGCTCGACCTGCTTAATTCGTGGGGCATGGAAAAGTACGGCGTGTCCTGGGACGTGATCTCGAAGGACGACAAGAAGCTGGATGAGTTTCTTGCCGAATGCTCGGCCTGCCGCATCTACGAGGGCCGCATCTGATGGAACGCTACACCAACACGATCCTGAACAAGCAGGGCAAGCCTGTGGCCGGCGCCGTCGTGGTCGTCACGACCTACCCGGGCAACGAGCCTGCTGTGATCTACGCGGCCGATGGCGGCCAGCAGGTGCAAACGGTCAGCTCGGACGACAACGGCCGGTTCGCCTTCTACGCGGCCGATGGGCACTACAACCTGAGCATCACCGGCAAGCAGATCGACGCGATCACGATCACGGACGTGGTGCTCAACGATCCGAACGATGACGGCGGGCGCGATGCATACGAGGCGCCCGACGCTGCGGCGCTTGCTGCGGCGGTCTCAGCAAATCCGGGCCGCGTGATTCAAATTCTCGCTCCCGACAACGACGTGGCGGTGCCCGCTGACTATTCGATGTCGATGCTCGAATACACCGGTCTGCACCCCCTGCGCTTTACGCATACCCCTTCGCCAACTGGAAAGGCCAAGCGCACCTTCAAGACGCAATTCCCTGCGGCGCACTCGACCCAAGTTTACTCTGCCGTACACGTTGAGACTCAGGCAATCGGCTCAGGCAAGAATGGCCCTGACAGTTCCGATAACGGCATCACCATCGCAATCCATAAAAAAGGGTACTCAGGGGCAACCGATCCAGTTGGTGGAGAGATCGATGGGTTGTCGATCTTCGTTCGTCAGGACGGTCCGAAGGGCCAAGCCAGCGGGTCGGCCAGTTCGTCGGACGCAACCGGGGTGCTAGTAAATATTCAAAACGTCGAGGATGCAGGCTTTACGTCGGCCTGGGAAGCAACGACCAGCAACTACAACCGCACCAGCAATTCGATTCCCTACTCAATCCAGACGCAAATCGGCGTGCTCGACATGAACAAGTCCGGCACGCCGACCTATGGCTACGTTGCGATTGCCTCACGCGGCGGGAATGGAGCCGCCTTCTATGCTGCAAACGGATCGAATGGTGGCACATGGACCAACGTCCTGTTTGCCCCTGGCATGGCTCGTATTGATAGTGCGGGTAACCACTACGCGTACTCGCCCGAGTGGGTCAACGGCGCCTGGACCATTACTCGCGCAGCAGGGGCAAACGGTACGACCGAATTTCTCCACCGTGGGACTGGCGCACTGTTCTTGAATGCACAGGAAGGCGCGGTCCAGTTCGGTACCGGCGGCGCGATCCGCTGGGAGGTCTCTAGTACCGGTACGCTGCGCCCTTCGTCGACCAACACAACAGGCGCTGTCGGCGATCCGAACCGCCGCGTCACGCCTTATGCACAAAAGCTTGACCTGAGCGCAGCCGGTGTTTCTGGACTCGTCATCCTGTCCGGCGCTGGCGCCCCTGCGGTCGTGGCCAACGTCGGCTCGCTCTACCTGCGCAGCGATGGCGGCGCGGGAACAACCCTGTACGTCAAGGAATCCGGCACGGGCACGACCGGCTGGGTAGCAAAGTAAGGACCACCATGACCATCGTTGCCCCTGAAGCATTGGCCCTCCGTGGCCAGAACTACGGCCAGCTGAAGAACATGATCGCCAAACGCCTGGGCCGCACGAACCTGGGCGACGTGATCCCGGACTTCGTGGCGCTCGCCGAATCGCGGCTCTATACCGGCTCGCGCGACTTCGACGGCGCTGTGCCTCCGCTGCGCCTGACCGGCATGCTGGCGACGGAATCGCAGTCGCTGGCCGCGCTGCCCGCTGGCTTTCTGTCGATGGACCGGCTGACCGTGAACGACGGCGCCGGCCCGCGCACGCTGGAATATGTGACGCCGCAGCGCTTCGCCAGCCTGGCGCCTACCGGGTTCGCGCGCTACTACACGTTCCAGGACGGCGGGATCGCGGTCGAGGGCGGGCAGCCGTCCGACTTCACCATGAGCTACTACCGGCGCTTCCCTGCCCTGGTGGCCGACGCCGACACGAACTGGCTGCTGGAGAACTGCCCGGCGGCCTACCTGTACGCGGCGCTGATCGAAGCGTATGCGCACCTGAAGGACGACGCGCGTATTCCACTGGCGGCGCGCATGTACGCCAGCGCGGTCAACGGCCTGATCGACGCCGACAACGAAATGAAGTTCTCCGGCTCGACGCTGGTGATCGGGAGTGCGCGATGATCCCGCTGACCGGCTTCGTGCCGGATGCGGACAGCACCACGCCCGGCGTGCTCACGGACTGCACGAACCTCGTGCCGACCCTGCGCGGCATGGCGGGCGCGCCGACGCCGTTCGATGTCGGCCTGGCCGCGCTGCCTGACGAGTGCCGGGGTGGCGCCGTGCTCCAGCGACTGGACAAGCTGGCCCGCGTATTCGTCGGCACGCGCGCCAAGCTGTTCGAGCTGTCCGGCGTGCAGTATGTCGACCAGTCGCGCGCCGGCGGCTACACCGGCAGCCTGGAGAACCGATGGCGGTTCGAGCAGTTCGGCAACGCCACGCTGGCGTGCAACGAGACGGACCCGATCCAGGTATCGACCGGCAACGGCACGGCGTTCTCGGACATCCCGCAGTCGCCGCGTGCGCGCATCATCGTGACCGCATCGGGCTTCGTGCTGGCCTTCGGCCTGAACGCCCCCTATGTTGGTGGCGACCGGCCCGAGGCCTGGGCGTGCTCGGGCATCTACGACCACCTGACCTGGACGCCGAGCGACAGCAACCAGGCCGCGTTCGGCTACCTGCTGAACACGCCGGGCGACATCAGGGCAGCAAAGCGCCTGGGCAACGACGTGGCAGCGTACAAGGAAAATTCCCTGTACCTGGGCCGCTTCGTCGGAAAGCCGGTGGTCTGGCAATGGGACCTGATCTCGTCGAACGTTGGTGCCGTCAGCGCGGACGCGGTGATCGATGTCGGCACCGCGCACCTGTTCATCGGGCGCGACAACTTCTGGCTGTTCGACGGCGCCCGCCCGGTGCCGATCAAGAGCGCGCCGAAGGAGTGGTTCTTCGCGCGGTGCGACGCGACCTACCGCTACCGCATCCGCTCGCACTTCGACCAGGCGAAAAACCTGTGCTGGTGGTTCTACCCGACGCCAGGTTCCGGCGGCGCGTTGACGAATGCCCTGGTCTACAACCTGACCATGGACCGCTGGGGCAAGGTGTCGCTGCCGATCGAGACCGTGCTGCAGTACCAGGGCGCGGAGACGAACTACGACAACTGGCCGGCTGACGCGTCGCTGACCTTCGACACGCTGCCCGATGTCCCCTTCGACTCGCCGTCGCTGGACACCAGCAGCTCGGCGATGGGCGTGGTGGGCCTGGATCACAAGATCCGCACCCTGACCGGGCCGTGCGGCGCCGCCTCGCTGACGACCGGCGATTTCGGCGACGACGAGCAGTTCACGACGCTCGCCCGCGTGACGCCGCGCTTCACGAAGCGGCCGGGCGCGTCGAACCTGACGCACTACACACGCGACGTCGACGGCGGCGACCTGGAGAACCGCGGCGACAGCGCGCTTTCCGGCGCCCACTACGACCCGCTGGCCTCGGGCCGCTATCACCGCCTGCGCATCGAACTGCAGGGCGACTTCGAACTGGTCGGCTTCACGCCGGCCCTTACCCCGGACGGATACGAATGAGACTTTCCAACGACGCGCGGCTGCCGGCCGCCGACGACATGCGCGGCCTGAAGCGGCGACTGTACGAGCTGGTGCGCGACATCGTGAACCAGCTCAACGCGGTTTCCGAGAACAAGGCCAGCGCGTGCACGAATGCCGCGACGGCACCGCCGGCCACCGGCAACTTCACCCCAGGCGACTTCGTGAAGAACTCGAACCCGGTCGAACTGGGCTCGGCTGGCTCCAAGTATGTCGTGGAAGGCTGGACCTACCTGGCAACCGGCTTCGTCCAGAAACGATTTTTCACAGGGAACTGACATGCTCCGCGCAATCGAACCGCAGCACCTAGCCGCCGAGTGGGAGCGTGTGCGCGCCGGCCTGCTCGAGGTAAAGAAGGCCACGACCGACGACTGGCTGCCCGAAGACGTCTATATGTCGCTGCGCCAGGGCCACTCCACGCTGTACATCGGCACCGGCGCCGACGGCGAATACGTCGGCTTCCTGGTCCTGCGGCTGGTCCCGACCTTCCACAGCAAGGCGGTCGAGGTCTGGTGCGCGTATTCGGCCAGCAGGCGGCCGCTCATGCGCCGCTTCTTCCCCCACATCCAGGCGGTGGCGCGCAACGCCGGCGCCACGCTGATTTCGTTCGCCTCGGCGCGCGACGAATGGGAGGCCGGCGCCCGGCACCTGGGCTTCCACAAGGCCAAGACCACCTACCACTACCCACTTTAGGAGCTTCCATGGGCAGCAGCACTCCATCGAACACCACCAGCAAGACCACCACCGAATTGCCTACCTGGGCGCAGCCGGCGGCGAAATCGCTGCTCGCGCGCGGCCAGCAGCTGTCGCAACAGGAAATGCCGGTGTACGCCGGCCAGCGCTCGGCCGACCTGAACGGCTACCAGACGCAGGGCATGAACATGGCGCAGAACCGGGCCTTGAACGGCTCGGCCGACATCAACGCTGGCAGCCAGACGCTGCAGGGCACGCTCAACGGCCAATACCTGGGCCGCGACACCGGCACCAACGCCTACATGGGCGACAACCCTTACCTGCAGGGCACCATCGACAAGGCGGCCGCCGACATCACGCGCGGCTACCAGGGCGCCGTGAACTCGACCGATGCCACGATGGCGCGCGCCGGCGCATTCGGCGGCTCGGCCTGGCAGCAGTCGCAGGACGCGAACTCGCGCAACTTGGCTACCAGCCTGGCCGATTCGGCGAACAGCCTGCGCATGCAGAACTACAACCAGAGCGCGACGCTGGCCGAGAACCAGCTGAATCGCAACCAGACGGCGTTCCAGGCCGAGCGCGCGAACCAGTTGGCCGCCGCGCCGCTGGCCCTGCAGTACGGCAACCAGGCCTACACCGACGCGGCGCAGCTGCAAGGCATCGGCGAAATCCAGTACGGCGCCGACCAGCAGAAGCTGACCGACCAGATGGACTATTTCAACGAGAAGGCGCAGTCGCCATACAAGCAGCTCGACGTGCTGGGCAACTCGATCCGCGCGGCAGTCGGCGGAGGGTCGACCGTGAGCCAGTCCGCACCTGGTGCAAACCCATACGCGCAGCTGGCGGGCGGCGCGGCCGCGCTGTACGGCATGCTCGGCTAATTCAAGGAGAAACAAATGTCAGGTGTTGAAACGGCAGCGGCCCTCGGGTCGGCGGCAGCAGGGAGCGGCGCGGCCGCAGGTGGTGCAGCAGCAGGTGGCGCAGCGGCAGGCGCCGGAGCAGCTAGCGCGGCTGGTGCTGGTGCAGCGGGCGCCGCCGGCGCTGGCGCTGGAGCCGGCGCCCTGGGTGCTGGCGCAGCAGCCGGTGCTGGTGCTGGCGCGGCGGGCGCAGGCCTGCTCGGCGCAGGTGCTGGTGGTGGCGCGTTGGCCGGTACCGGCGCAGCAGCTGCCGACGCAGCCATGGCCGCGTATGGCGGTGGCATGCTGGCCGCCGAAGGTGCGGCGGTACCGGGCGCGATGACCTTCGTTACGCCGGCGGTCACCGAGGGCGGCATGCTCGCGGGTGGCGGTGCTGGTGCTGGCGGGGGGATGCTGGCCGGCGGCGGTGGCGCGACCGGCGCGGCAGCCGGAGCCGGCGGCCAGGCCACGGCCGGAATGTCGTCGCTCGATGCGATCGCGGCCAGCCAGCCGGGCTATACGGCAGCGCAAGGCGAAGCCGCAATGAATGCCGTCGCCGCAAGCCAGCCCGGCTACAACGCTGCGGGCGGTTCCGCCCTACAAAACCTGAAGGCCGGGTCGACCATGCAGAGCCTCGGCAAAGGAGCCGCTACCTACGGCCGCATGAGCCAGGCCATGGGCGGCGGCCAGCAGCAGCGCGCGCCGGCGCCGGGCCAGCCGCTGTTCCAAGGCGAGCAGCCGTCCATCGCCGGCGGCATGGGCGCTGGCGGATCAAACAATAACGCCGTGCTCGCGGCAATCGCACGTCGCCGTCAGCGCGGCATGTAAAGGAGTCTCCATGTGGGAAAACGTTAAAGGGATGCTTGCCCTGCCGGACGACCCGGCCCAGCGTTCGGCGGCAAAGCAAGGCCTGCTGAATTTCGGCGCCTCGCTCCTGGCTGGCCAGGGCAACCTGGGCGGCATCCTGGGGAATGGCCTGCTGGCCGGCTCGCAGGGCTACCAGGCTGGCCTGGCCCAGCAGCAGCAGGCCGCCATGCAGAAAATCCAGCAGGAGCGCTGGCAGCTGGAGAACCAGGAGACGAAGGCGAAGCTGGACGAGCCGATGCAGCTCCAGAAAATTCTGGCCGGCGGTTCGCCATCGATCAAAGGTCCGCCGGCGAACCTGCCACGCCTCGGCGCCGCACCTGCCGCTGGTGGTGCTGCACCAGCAAGCGGCTCTGCGCCGGCCCAGCCTCCCGCCTCGGCGCCGGCCGGGCAAACAGACCTGTACCAGACCTACCTGACCTACGGCGACCGCCTGACGCAGGCCGGCCGCCCGACGCAGGCGAAGGCCTACTACGACTTGGCCGAGAAGCTGCGCCCCGAACTGAAGGAGCAGGTTACGCGAACGGTCAACGGCAAGCGCGTGACGGTCAATCTATTCAAAGATGGCAGCGACGAGGTCGTCGACCGCTACGCGCCGGACGCCGAGAAGCTGAACTTCCAGAACACTGGCGCTGCGACCATGGGCCTGGACCCGTTCACGGGCAAGCCGGTGAACACCATCGCGAACACGGTAAGCCCAGATGCCCGGCTGCGCGCGGCGCAAGACGAGCGCGAAAGCCTGCGCACCGATAAGCGCCTGCGTGATGCGGCCGTTCCGACCCCTGACGGCATGCTGCCCGACGCGACGGTGGCGATGATGGCCGAGCAGTACCGCGCTGGCGATACCAGCGTGATGCAGAACCTCGGCCGTGGCGCACAGGGCGCGCAGAACATTATTCGGCTGCGCAACGAGATCGCCAAGCAAACGAAGGAAGCGGGCCAAGGTGGCCGCGACCTGGCCGCGCAGAATGCCGAGTACTTCGGCACCAAGGCCGGCCAGCGCTCGGCCGGCACGCGAATCGCCAACGTCGAGATGGCGTCGTACGAGGCTGAAAGCCTGATCCCGCTCGCACGCGACGCCTCGGCGGCTGTGAAGCGTAGCGGCCTGCTCCCGTTCGGCAAGGGCCAGGTCCTGTTCAACGAGCAGACCAATGACCCGGAAATGCGCCAGTTCGCCGCGGCGAACAACGCCCTGGTCAACGTCTACTCCCGCGCGATCTCGCCGTCCGGCGTGCCGACCGTGGCCGACAAGGAGCATGCGCGCGAGATGATCGCCACGGCGATGGATGACCGCTCCTACCAGGCGGTGCTCGACCAGATGCAACGAGAAATCACGGCCGCGCGCCGGGCGCCGCAGCAGGTACGTAAGGCGTTCAACGATGCGGTGACCGGCAAGGGCGATCACGGCCCGATCAAGGATGTGAAAGACCTGCCGAAGAAGCAACCAACCGGCCTGCCCGCTGGCTGGTCCGTCAAGGAGAAATAATGCCGGACTTTGAATTCACCTCGCCAGACGGCAAGACCTACACGGTCTCCGGCCCGGCGGGCGCAACGAAAGAGCAGGCGTTCCAGATGCTCCAGACGCAGCTCGGCTCGCAGCCGGCGCCGGCTAAGCCGTTCGGCCAGCAGCTGAACGCCGCGATCCGCGACGTGCCGCGTCAGTTTGGCCTGACCGCGCGCTACGGCATCGAGGGCGTCGGGGATACGCTCGACTTCCTGTCGTCGCCGATCCGCGCCGGGCTGAACGCCGTGCTGCCGACGAAGAAGCCGACGATCACCGACCTGGTGAGCCTGCAGGACGCACGCGAGCGCCCGGCAATCGAAGGCCGGTCAGGCGAGCGGTTTGCCGATTCGCTCGGCCTGCCGAAGCCTGCCAATGCGCGCGAGCGCGTGGTGGGCGACGTTACTCGCATGATGGCCGGCAGCGCCGTGCCGATTGCTGCGGCGGGCCGTGTGGCGCAGGGCTCGTCCGGCGTGACGAAGGCGGTGGCGCGGCAGCTGGCGGCCAATCCGGCGCACCAACTGGCCTCGGCTGCGGCTGCCGGTGGCGCCGGCGGCTACACCCGCGAGACCGGCGGCAATGAGGGGTCGCAGTTTGTGGCCTCGCTCGCCGCTGGCGTGGCCTCGCCCTTCGCCTTGGGGGGCGCACAGCGCGCAACCGGCGCGCTGCAGCGTCTTCTTCGTCCGGCCACGCCAACCACGCAGCAGGCGCAGCAAATCAACGTCACCATCGAAAACGCGCTGAAGTCGTCCGGGCTGTCGCTCGAACAGCTGCCGCGCCAGGTGGCGCAAAGCATCCGCGACGACGTGGCTGCAGCCTTCCGCACCAGCGACCAGGTGTCACCCGAAGCGATCCGGCGCCTGGCCGACTACCGCATGACCGGGCTGACGCCCACCGCCGGCGGCCTGACGCTCGATCCGGCCGTGGTGACACGCCAGAAGAATCTGTCGAAGGTCGGCATCAACAGCAAAGACTCGACGGCGCAGTTCCTGGGGCAGACCGAGAACCGCAACAACAAGCTGCTGACCGAAGGGCTGAACAAGCTGGGCGCTGGCGCGGCGGACGATGCCTACGGCGGCGGCCAGCGCGTGATCGGCGCCCTGGAGCGCCGGAACGAGAAAGCGAACGACATCATTGGCCGGCTGTATGACCGTGCACGCGATTCCGGCGGCCGTAGCGCGCCGCTGGACCACTATGCGTTCACGCAGCGCGCCGGCGACCTGCTGCACGACGCGAACGTGGAGAGCTTCTTGACGCCGGACATCCGTAACAAGCTGAACGGGTTCGCCGATGGCTCTATTCCGCTGACGGTCGAGACCGCCGAGCAGTTCAAGACCGGCATCGGCCGCCTGCAGCGCAACAGTGCGGACGGCAACGTGCGCTTCGCCCTCGGTGCGGTGCGTCAGGCGCTGGACGAAACGCCCCTGCTGGGCCAGCGCGCGGCGGCGCCAGTCGGCGGCAACCAGGTGAGCGTCCCGGGCGGCCTCGGGCCGGCCAACTCGCCAGCGCAGAACCTCGGCCAAGATGCGATCAACGCCTTCAACAAGGCGCGCCGCGTGAACCGCGCATGGATGCAGACCGTCGAGCGCACGCCGGCGCTTCAGGCGGTGCGCGACGGCGTCGAGCCGGACAAGTTCGTGCAGCAGTTCATCGTCGGCGGCGGCAAGGACGCCAGTTTTACGGCCGTGGCCCAGCTTAAGCACTCGATCAAGTCAAATCCGGTGGCGATCCAGTCGGTGCGCGAGCAGATCGCGGCGCACCTGAAATCGCGCGCTTTGAACAGCGCAGATGACGAGGTGGGCCGGTTCAGCCAGGCCGGCTACAACAAGGCGCTGAGCTCGATCGGCGACCGGAAGCTGCGCTTGTTCTTCTCGCAGCAGGAAATCGACCAGATGAAGGCTTTGGGACGCGTGGCCAGCTACGAGCAGTTCCAGCCGGTGGGCAGCGCGGTGAACAACTCGAACACTGCGGCTGCCGGCGCCGCAATCGTCGACCGCTTCCTGAGCCAGTCGATCCTGTCGAAGATTCCTTTCGGCCAGGCCGCCATCGGCGACCCGCTGCAAAACATCACGGTCGGCATGCAGTCTGGTCGTGCACTGGACGTGCCCCGCTCGCTGGTCGTGCTGCAAGCACCAGGGGCGCGTCAGCCTGCCGGAATGCTGGTGTCGCCGGCGATGGCGATGGGCATGCTTGGCACCACGCCAGAGGAAGAGGACGAAAAGCGCCGCGGCTTACTTTCGCCGTGACGCCAGCCAGGCGTTTATGACGAAAGCGACCATAGCGCCCAGCTGAATCGGATCGAAAGACATTAAATCCCCTGAAGGCCCGCCGCGCGCGGGCTTTTTTATTACCTGGAGCATAACATAATGCCCGTACCATCCAGCATTACCGACTTGAGCAAGGTCGCGTCCGAGAACAGCCCGCAGGGCACGGAAACCGTGCGCGGCACCATGGACGACTACTTCCGCGCGCACGCCAGCTTCATCAAACAGCTGTTCGACCAGCTGCTGGGGCCGAGCGTCACCCTGCCCTCGGCCGCCACCGTGAACATCGGCTTCGCCGCCTCGGTCAACATCGTCATCACCGGCACCACACAGATCAGCGCCTTCGACGTGGCCAACGAGGGCACCACGCGCTGGATCACGTTCACCGGTGCGCTCACCCTGAAGTACAACGCGGCCAACATGCAGCTGCCGGGCGCCGCCGACATCCTCACGCGCGCCGGCGACGTGGCCGTGTTCAAGAGCCTGGGCGCCGGCAACTGGAAGTGCATGGCCTACCAGCGCATCAGCGGCACCGGGCCAGTGGCTGCCAGCATGCTCACGGACGGCTACCTGACCACCGGCGACTGGAACTCATTCAACTCGCGGCTCACGCCAGCGGCGGCTGCGGCCGCGTACCTGGCACTTGCCACCGGCGGCAACGTCAAGGGCGACATCTTGTTCGACAACGGCGCGGGCATCCTGGCCAAGGACGCGGCCGGCAACCCGACGCAGATTTTCAAGATGCAGGGAAATAATGTGAACTTCCTGATCCACGCGGGCGCTGGCTTCGTCTTCTACGACCAAGTAACGAATAGCCCGGTCGCCAGCATCAACAACTCGGGCGATCTGGTGGCGAAGACTGGCACCTTCACTTCGGACGAGCGCCTGAAAAAGCGGTGGCGCCGCCGCCCTGCCGATTTCCTGCCGCGCATTGCCGATCTCATGGTCGGCGACTTCCTGTGGAAGAAGGACGGAACGCCCGGGATCGGGACGCCGGCACAGAAGCTGGAGGCCATCTGGCCTGAGGCCGTGCATACCGATGAGCGCGGCTACAAGTCGGTGAACTACGGCGCCGCCGCCTTCGTGATCGCCGTCGAGCTGGCGCGCGCGTTCTTCCGCTACGTGGCCAAGACCGACAAGCGTCTCGCGAAGCTGGAGGGCAAATGATCGCCCCGTCGGGGCCGGTCAGCACTGACGACATCTTGACCGAACTGCGCAAGGCAAACCCCAACCGCAACTACCCGATCAGCACAACGGACGCCGACGTGTTGGCCCTGGCTGGCAAGTCACCCGGCCAGACGGTGAAGATTCCAGACGACTTCTGGGGCAAGAGCGCTGTGGGTCTGGCCGTCACCGCGACGGCAAGCGGGCAGTTCAAGAACAGCGCATCAGCGGCCGGCACCGTCAGCGGCACCGCCACCGCAACGGTCACAGGCAGCACCGGGACGACGCAATACCAGTGGGTGGTGCTGAGCAACCCTGGCGGCGCCACAGTCTCCGGCTTGACCTCGCAGCAGATGGGCGCCTCGAAAGCCTACGCCCGGTATGCGACGGGATCTGCAGATGTCCAGGTGCGCTGCGATGTAACCGACGGCAGTGGCAAGACCGTGTCGTCGAACGTCGTCACCATCCCGCTCGGCTGGGAATACGTTGTTTAACGGCGCCGCCTTCGGGCGGTTTTTTTGTGGCCGCTCGGCCACCTTATGAAAGAACTCAATGAACCAGACCCCTACCCCCGGCGGCGGCTTCGACTTCGACGCAATGCTGAGCTGGGCCCTGCTGATCGGGCTGTCGCTGTGGGGCGGCTTCGCCTCCTTCTATCGCAAGCTTAAGGACGGCCACGTTCGCGTCTTCAACATCACCGAGCTGATCGGTGAGCTGGTGATTTCCGGCTTCACCGGGATCGTGGTTGCCAACCTGTGCGACTCGATCCCGGCGTGCCCGACGCCACTCAAGTACGCCCTGGTCGGCATCGCCGCGCATATGGGTTCGCGCGCCCTGTTCAAGCTTGAATCGATGGTGAACCGCAAATTTGACCTGCCGGCCGATCAGGCAGCCACCAAGGAGAACGACAATGCCGCCTAGCGCCTTCATCGCCCTGCTGCTGCCGGCCGCCCAGGCCTGCCAGCGCGCCCACGGCATCCCGGCTTCGTTCACCCTGGCCCAGGCCGCCCTGGAATCCGGCTGGGGCGAGCGCGCGCCCGGTAACAACCTGTTCGGCGTGAAAGCCGATCGCTCCTGGAAGGGCCCGACCGTCGACGTGCCCACGCACGAAGTCATCAAGGGCAAACGCGTGCCGATGGTCTGCAAGTTCCGTGCATACCCGACGCTCTCCGCCAGCGTGGCCGACCGCGCCGATTTCTTCCTGAAGAACCCGCGCTACAAGGACTGCTTCAAGCAGAAGGACGGCGAAGGCTGGGCGCGCGCGGTAGCCGTTGCCGGCTACGCCACCGATCCGAGCTACGAGAAAAGCCTGATCGCGGTCATGCGCGGCCGGAACATGGCGCAGTACGACATCCTGCCGGCGGTGAAGCCATGACGGCGCTCGAACGGCTGGCGGCCACCGTCATGCTGGTGCTGATCCTGCTGGTGGCTGGCACGCTGGGCGTGCGCTGGTACGGCGCCCACCAGTACCAGGCCGGCCGCACCGCAGCCATCGAGGAGCGCGCCGCGGCTGACGCGCGCGCCGTGCTGCTCCGCACCCAAGAAAACGCCGTCCTGGTCCAGCACCAGGGCGAAACCAACCTGAAGATCACCGAGGCCAAACATGAAGAACTTGCTCCTGTGCGCGAGCGTATTGTTGTTGAGCGCGTGCGCGTCGGCGCCGCAATCTGTGGACCTGCCGCCGCGCCCGACGCCGAAAGCGCCGCCGGCAGCGACAGCGCCGATCCACCCGGCGGGCTGGTTCGATCGGACGTTGAACGAGATCTTGTCGCGCTGAAGCTGGCCGTCGAGGAGGACCTGGCCACCGGGCGCGCGTGCCAGGCCTTCCTGCGCGAGAATAGGCTGGTGCCCTGA